TCTTTATAATCTTGTTAGTTCTTCTGGTCCACTTAATTTAACATATCCAATGTACGATATAACAGCTGTTCGTGATGCTGCTGATGCATTTTCACATGAAGCTGGCGTTGGTGGAAAAATAGATATATATTCAGCTTCTTTTGAAGCTCAACCAAATCAACAAGATTATGATTTACAAAATATAGTTAGTAGTTCTGCTGCTAATTCTACTTCTGTTTTGTATGGTAAAGTTAATCCAGGTTCAAGAATAACTGTTAGAAAAGTTTATTATAAGTCTCCTCGTGCAATGTGGAGATTTTATGGCTACTATGGCGGTTTAAATGCCGTAGGAAATCTTTCAACATACGGTCAGTATGCTGACGACAGTACTTTTGAAGTTATTCCAGCGTGGCATAATAAACTTCAAGCTATGGCATATGAAGATAATATTTATACTCGTATCTCTCATTATTCTTATGAGATTAAAAATAACAAATTAAGAATTTTTCCTATTCCCGATTCAACCGATATAAGAACATTTTGGTTTGAATTTAGTGTTGGTGCTGGTAATGGAGCAAATGTTGGCATAGGAATATTATCCGGTTCGTCATATACAGAATTAAGTGGAAAAGATGCCAGAATTGGTGGTGTTAATAATATAAACACTCTTCCTTTCTCAAATATTCCTTTTGAAAATATTAATGCAATCGGCAAACATTGGATTCGTCGTTATGCGCTTGCTGTAGCAAAAGGCATGCTTGCTGAAATTCGCAGTAAATTTCAAACAATTCCAATTCCAGGTGAAAGCGTTACGCTAAATGGTGCGGATTTAAGATCACAAAGCAAAGAAGAAAAAGACGCTCTTAAAGAAGAGCTTGTAAAAATACTGGAAGAAACAGATTATAACACTCTTGCTGAAAAACGCACAGCTCTTTCTGATAATGCTAATAAAGTTCTTGCTGCAGTTCCAAATGTTATATTCGTAGGATGATTAAATGGGTAAAAAGAAAGTAGATCAAAAAAAATGGACCCAACCAGAACAGCCACCTTCTCCAATGTTTTTGGGGAAGAAAGAAAGAGATTTAACAAAGCAAATTAATGATGAATTAATTGAGCGAGTTATAGGTCAAACTATTATTTATTTTCCTTTAAATGTAAAAAATAGTGATTTTCATCCTCTTTATGGTGAAGCAATAAATAAAACTTTTTTAAGACCGATAATAATAAAAGCATTAGTAAAAATTGATGAAGAACAAACAACAACAGAAGTGTATGGTCTTGATAAAAGCTCCAAAATAACAATTAATTTTCATAAAAGAAGACTAACTGAAGATCAAGATTTATATATTCGTGAAGGTGATGTTGTTTTTTATGGATTAAATTTTTATGAAATTGTAAAACTAGCAGAACCAAGAAAATTATTCGGCCAAGTTCAACATAAAATGGAAATACAAACAAGTTGTAATCGCGTTAGACAAGGTTTCTTTAATGAGCCGGTAGAATTACTACAAATAAGAGAACAAATAAGAATAAACGAAACTCAAGATCAAAGTGGTTTAGAAGAAATTATCAATAACACGCCAATTGAAGCTGTTTGCGGTGGAAAAATACAAATAATATCAGGCAAAAGAACAAGTTCAAAGCGTTCACAATTTTTAGATTATGCAAATAATCCACAAAACTATAAAGGTTGTATAGTTTATTTGTCAGAAATTGATGAAGATGAAATATATGGTAATTTTGACCAACCAGATAAATTTTTTTTTAATGAAGGTGGAGTTTGGATCGAAAGTCCTCTCTTTACATTACCATGATGGGATTGAAAAATGAGCGATAAAACAGAATACGAAAGAAGAGGTCTTGAAACAAATCAAGTTTCAATAGAACCATCAACAATAGAAACAATCGATTTAGCTGTTTATGAATGGCTTGATAAAACTATGAATATTCACGCAAATACAAATCGTGGTTGGAAAAAAACACCTGTTATCTGGGTTGCCGGTGAAAGAGCACATCAAATAAAAAACGATAGAACATTAAGAGATGTAAATGGAAATTTTATACTTCCAGCAATTACACTACAAAGAGATAATATAACAAAAAGTTTAACAAAAAAAGGAACTTTTTATGCTAATGTGCCGCCAGATGATTTTCGCGGTGGAGTCGTAACCGTAACAAAGCTGATATCTCAAGAAAAATCAAATAATTACGCAAAAAATAACAATTACAGAAAAACAGTTCAATATAATGTAAAAGAAAAAAATAAAAAAGTTGTATATGAAATTACAAAAATTCCATTACCAGTTTATATTGATGTTAAATACACAATAACAGTTAATACAGAATATCAGCAGCAAATAAATGAAATAATTCAACCATTTATGACCTATACAGCCGGTATTAATCACTTTATGATAAGCAAAGAACAGCATAGGTATGAGGCGTTTTTTGAAAAAGATTCATCATTTAAAAATGGTGGAAACATGACAAAGTTAGATCAAGATAATCGTATGTTTACGACAGAATTATCGATAAATGTGTTAGGATATTTATTGGGAGCGGGAGCAAATTCACAAAAGCCAAAGATTATTACTTCAGAAACTATTGTTGAAGTAAAAATACCAAGGGAAAAAGAGTTGTTTGGTGAATCAACAGAAGCAGATAAGAAAAAATATTAAAACATTATATTGTTTCTTTTCAATTTAAATCTTACTATTTACCTAAGAAATACAAGCTGTATAGGAGTATTTTATAATGAGTGGTGCAAATAAGTATCGTTTCGTATCTCCAGGAATTCAAATAAAAGAAATTGATCGTTCACAGATTAACAATGTAAATGACGCTGTAGGGCCAGTTGTAATTGGTCGTGCTCGCCGTGGTCCAGGCATGGTTCCTGTAAAAGTTCGCTCTTATGAAGAATTTGTATCAATATTCGGTGAACCTGTTCGTGGCTCAACCGATGGTGATATTTGGCGCGAAGGAAACTTAACCGGTCCTGCATATGCATCATGGGCCGCAAAAGCTTATTTAGCAAATTCAAGTCCTCTAACATTCGTTCGTTTGATGGGTTCAGAACATCCAGAAGCAAATGCTCAAGGTTATGCTGGCTGGAAAACAGATAAAACTATTTCTGGTTCAGTTGGAGCAAATGCCGGTGGTGCTTATGGTCTTTTCGTTATTCCATCAAGCTCAAATCCGCAAGTTACCGGCACATTAGCAGCGGTATTTTATGTAAATAGTGGTGCTGGTCTTGCTCTTGTTGGTCAAAATCCAGCAGGAACCATGACAACTGGTTCAGCAACTCTTGTTAAATCAATTGGTAATAATTTTGAATTTAGAATGAAAGTTGTTGGAACGGATAATGTAAATGATGCAAACCCAATATTAGATACATCATTTAACTTTGATAAAATTTCAGATAAATATATTCGCAAAGTATTCAATACAAACCCAACATTAGTCAATACTGCTATTACTTCAGTTGATAATGTTGAAAAATATTGGCTTGGTGAAACATTTACAGACTTTTTAACAGATACAGTTGCTGCTGGTAATGCATATGCATTTATTGCTGGCTTAAAGAGTGCAACTGCTGATCTTTCAGACTTCCAATTAGAAGCTCAAGCAGCAAAAACCGGATGGGTATTCTCACAAGATCTTAGTGCTGTAACCGGTTCTTTCAATCCACAAAATATGTCTAAATTATTTAGATTTGTTGCCCTTGGTGGAGAAGGTTCTGGCGATTGGACACAGCGTTCATTAAAAGTCGCTGTAAAAGATATCAAATACTCGCCAACTCCTTTCGAAAAATATGGTTCATTCACAGTTGAAATTCGCAAAACAGATGACAATGATGCTCAACCAGCAGCATTAGAAGTGTTTACAAACTGCAATCTAAATCCAAATTCAGAAAATTATGTTGCCAAGAGAATTGGCGATAAATATCTTGAATGGACAGACGATACTTTGACTGGCGAAAAGAGACACAAAATGTTCGGTAATTACGACAATGTTTCTAAACTTGTTCGTGTTGAAATGAACACACTCGTAGAAGAAGGTGGTATTGATCCAGAATCATTACCATTCGGCTTCCTTGGTCCAGTTAAATACAAAACAGTTACAGTTGAAAGTGGTTCTGCAACAACTGGAACCGATCTACTTAAAGCAGTTGGCGAAATTCCACTTGCACCAAGTGGTACTGCAAACTCAATTAATGTTACTGGTTTATCTGCATTAACTGCTTCAATACTCTTCCCAGAATTAAAGATGAGAGTTTCAAGTAGTGAGGCAGGTGTGCTAAATGATCGTGATACATACTTTGGCGTTGTTAGTAATGTTGCAACTCGTGCTCAATTTAATGAAGAATATGTTGATCTTGTAAGAGTTAAACCATTTAACTTGGACACCTTTGTTCCAACAGGTTCATTAACTGAATATTCAACAATATTCACTCTTGATGATGTTAGAGAAGTTTCTGGCAGTGCTGGTAAGTTCTTCTGGCAAAAAGGTAGTCGTGTCGGTGGAACTTCAATAACTGCAGTTAGTAGTTCATACAAACAACTACTAGATAAGGGTGTTGATAAATTCGTTATGCCAGTATTTGGTGGTTTCGATGGATTAAATGTCAAAGAAAAAGAACCATTTGCAAATCGTGTTCTTGCTTTAAATTCTGCAGAACCAAGATCAAACTATGCTCAATATAGTATACAAAAAGCAATTGACATGGTTTCAGATCCAGAAGTTGTTGAAATGAATCTTGTAACAGTTCCTGGTGTAACAAATACAACAGTTACAAATAAACTACTAGAAACTGCCAAAACAAGAAACGATGTTCTTGCCATAATTGATGTTGAAGGTGGGTATAAACCAACTACCGAAGAAGCAACAGCAGAACGCTCAAGACTTGGTAATGTTAATACTGCTGTAGCAACAATTAAATCAAGAGCACTAAATAACAGCTTTGGTTGTGCTTATTATCCATGGGTTTCAATCGACGCTGGTGGCGGAATTCCACTATGGGTTCCACCAAGTGTTGTTGCTCTAGGAACAATGGCAAGTAGTCAAGAAGCAACCGCAGTATGGTTTGCTCCAGCTGGATTTAATCGTGGTGGGTTAAGCAATGGTTCATCAGGCTTAACTGTTCTTGATGTTCGTGAAAGATTAAGTCTGAAACAGCGCGATGCTCTATATGAAGTAAATGTAAATCCAATTGCTTCATTCCCAAGCGAAGGCATTGTAATCTTCGGTCAAAAGACATTACAAGCAACCTCAAGTGCTCTTGACCGTATCAATGTTCGTCGTCTTGCTATCTATCTCAAAGATAGAATTGCTAAGATTTCAAGAGGCATCCTATTTGATCCAAACTTACAAGTTACATGGGATCGCTTCCTTGCGCAAGTTAATCCGTTAATGGCTGATACAAAAGCTCGTTTTGGTCTAAGTGATTACAAAGTTGTTCTTGATAACACAACAACAACTCCAGATCTAATTGATCGTAATATAATGTATGCCAAAGTTTATATCAAACCAGCCCGTGCTATTGAATTCATCGCAATTGACTTTATTATCACAAATACCGGCGCAAGTTTTGATGAATGATATATTTAATAATATAACTTATAAAGAGGAATTTTAAAATGAGTTTAATATGGACAAATGCGGCCCTTGAACCAAAGCGTAAATTTAGATATCTACTTAGCTTTGGCGATCCAAATGGCTTGTTGGGAGATTTTACATTTCTGGCTCAAACATGTGATCGTCCAGGTGTAAAAGTTGGTGCAAGTGAACATAAATATTTTGATAAAACTTATTATCATCCTGGTCGCGTCACTTGGGAACCAAATCCTCTTAGTATAAAACTTGTTGACATTCAAAAAATGGGACTAACTTCGCTAACCGATACAAACGAATCGCTATTAGCTGCTTTTGCTGCATCAGGCTTGAATGGCCTTATTGGTCCGCAAGGAGAAGTTAGAACTATCGGCAAAGAAAACGCAGTAAATGCTCTTGGAACTGTAAAAATAAAAGTCTTGAATGCTGCAGTTGATGCATCACAAGGTGGAATTCCAGGCCCAGCAGCAAATCTACCAGAAGGCATAGCAGAAGAATGGGAACTAAAAAATGCGTGGCTTGAATCATTCAAACCAGATGCCTTAGATTATGGTTCAGATGACATTTTGACCGTCACAGTACAAGTAAGATATGATTGGGCAGAATTTAAAGCAAATGGAAAAGGCAGTACGATAAATCCATTTGGTCCAGGTTGAAAATCAGAGGTGATAAATGAATGATAGAGACAATGAACGCCGCTTACAATTAGCAAGCGAAGATCCAGTCTCTACAAATGTGGTTGCTAGCGGCGGGCTTAAGTCAAAATTAGACTTGGCCTTTGCCGCTCCAACTCTTTTTGTAGAACTGCCATCAAAAGGGAAATTCTATAAACCGGGAAGTCCCTTACATGGAAAAGAAACTTTAGAAATAAAGTTTATGACAGCAAAAGAAGAAGATATTCTTACTTCTAAAGCTCTTATCAAGAAAGGTGTTGTTCTTGATAGATTATTAGAAAGTGTTATTGTAGATAAATCGATAAATGTCAGTGATTTATTGGTTGGAGATAGAAATTCTCTTCTAATTGATGCCAGAATATCTGGTTTTGGAAGCAAATACATTACAAGCGTATCTTGTCCCGCTTGTAATACAGTTTCAAAACATGCTTTTATGTTGGATGAAAATAAAAAACTTGTTAATGGAACAATCCCAGAACATCTATGCGATAAAGTAAAGCATGTTGAAGATAAATTATTTGCTATTACTCTTCCACAAACGGGCGTAACGGTAAATATTCGTCTTATGACTGGTAATGATGAAAAAGCTATATTACAAATCAGTGAAGCAAATAAAAATGCTGCTGTTGATAGTAGCAATACACAACAATTAAAGTTGCTTATTGAATCTGCCGAAGGTGAAAAGGATAAAAAACTCATATCTCAATTTGTTGATGTTATGCCAGTAAGAGATTCCAGATTCCTCAAAGAAGCATATAAAGCAATAACCCCGAATATTGATTTAACACAACAATTCGAATGTAAAGCCTGTGAATACAGCGCAGACATGGAGGTTCCATTTAATTTGGAATTTTTTTGGTCTAAGTGATGAATATATCGAAAGTGTTTATGAGATGTTTTTTGCTCTTAAATATCATGGCGGGTGGAGTTTCACAGAGGCTTACAACTTACCAATACCAATTCGCGACTGGTTTGTCAAGCGTTTGGTAAAACAGAAAAAAGAAGAAGCAGAACAGATGGAAAAAGCTTCTCGTGGCAGATAAAGAAAATATTATACCTTGCTACTAAATAATAATGTAGCAAGGTATAATTTATTTTGGGAAATGTATTAAATGGCCGATATTGATGATCTAAAAAAGAAAATAGAAGAACTTGAAAAACAAATTTCAAAAAAAGATCTATTACAAAATACTATACTTAAAGATCGTAAAAAAACACTTGATGATATTGTTGATAGTTTAAAAGATATCGAAGATAGTAAAGATAGAATAAATAAAGCAGAAGAAGAAACTAATAAGTTTCTCAACGCACAAGAAGAAAAAGTTAATAATGCTGCTGAAAAAATTAATAATATTAAAAACAATTACAACAATATAGTTGATGCCGAACAAATTCTCAAAGAAGCCGAAGAAGATAAATTAAAACTTCTAGAAGAACAATATAAATTAAATCAAAAAAATTATCTCCTTTTATTGGAACAAATAGAAGCCGAAAAAGATCCAGCAAGAAAAGAAGTTTTCAAAGCAGAAGCTAGGGTTTTATTGGAAAGAATTAAAGCTCAAGGAAAGCTTTTACAAGATAAAAAAGAAGAAAAAGAAATAGAACAAAAAATATTAAATATTAAAAACGAAATAATTAAAGCTGCTCAACAATATGGAAGTGAATTAGAAAAACATATAATTCAATTAAATACATTAAACGGTGGTGTTCAAGATTATAATGGCGCTATAAGAGAGAGTAATCGATTAATGTATGCTGCCAGTGTTGGAACCGGTTTGTCTATAGATGAATTAAACAAAGCATCGCAATCATTATCAAAAAACATGATTGGACTCTCTACTCAAACTGCCGAATCCGTAAAAGAGATGGGAATGGCCGTCGCTCAATTAGGAAAATTAGGTGTCGATGCTGCAACTGCTTCAAAAAGTTTTGATAGTCTTGTTAATTCCATGGGAAAAACTCCACAACAAGCAAAAAACATACAAGACAGTTTCATACAGATGGCGGCAAAAAATAGACTTGCTCTTGGTTCGGTAAACGAGGCTTTTACTCAAAATTCTGCCAGATTTATTGGTTTTGGCGAACAAATGAATAAAGTTCTTCAAGGTCTTTCTGAGCAAGCATTAAAGACCGGAATTGCTATTGGCAATCTCGTAAAAATAGCAAGCGGATTTGATACGTTTGAAGACGCAAGCAGAAAAGTTGGTAATTTAAATGCTCTTCTTGGTGGTGATTATTTTAATAGCATCGAATTATTGACCGCAACCGATGAAGAAAGAATAAAATTATTAAAAGAAGGCGTTGCAGCAAGTGGATTACAGTGGTCAAGTATGAACAGATTCCAGCAAATGGCAATTGCTAATGCTGCTGGTATTAATGATTTAAATGAAGCAGCAAAAATGTTTGGTGAAACATCGCTAAAAAATACAAGACAACAAGCTGAAGGCGCAGAAGTTCAAAAAACACTTGCTGAACAAGCACAAAGCGCAACATTAGCGATGGATAAATTAAAAAGTTCGTTTAATGGTTTAATATTAATATTAGAACCAATCATTACTGTATTGATGATTATTGTTGATAAATTTTCAGATTTTGTTCAATTCATAAATTCAGGATTTGGTGAAATTTTTGGTCCTAAACTCGGAGCGATTTTTACTAGTTTACTATTATATGGTTTATATACAGCCATAAGATTAAGAGGCGCTTTTGGTTCTCTTATTCTAACTATAGGAACTGGAATTGTAAATGCTGTTAAGCGTGCGGCAGCCGCAATAATAGGAATTCCAAAGCCACCATCTGTTGCTTCTGGTCCTGCTTCTGCTGCTGTTGGCCCTGCTGGGGCAACAAGTGGATTTCTTGCTAATGCTGGAAACATGTTAAGAGCGGCTGGTGCTATATTGTCATTCGCTGCAGCATTATTCGTCCTTGCTAAAGCATTACAAGAATTTAGTAGCGATAAGATAAATAAAGAAGGTATTGGATTAGCTGTTGGTTCTATTGTCGGATTAATAGGTTTATCTTTCTTATTACAATCAGCAGCTCCCGCTATTACATCTGGTGTATTTGCTATAGCATTAATAGCTGGCTCTTTGTTGTTGCTCGGTTTGGCACTACAGATGTTTAGTAAAGTTGATTGGAAATTAGTTGCTGGAATTGGCGTAATAATAATGGGATTAGGATTGGCAATAGTCGGATTAGGAATGGCGGTATCCGGTCCACAAGCGGTTCTTTTGGGAATTGGAATAGGAATAATAGTAGCTATTGGCGTTGCTTTAACTGCTCTTGGAATAGCGTTGACCATGATTGTTGCTGCAATAAGACTTGCAGGTCCAGCTTTAACTAATTTGGCAAACTCTTTTAAAGCTTTGTTTGAAATAAAAGATTTAAAAGAAAATTTTTCAAACTTAGAATCTTTCCTATCTCAACTTTCAAATATCGATGTAGAACCAATCAATAATCTTGCTAATGCTATATACAATTTAGCAACAAATCTAGAAGCACTTGCCGCAATACCTTCAAAGATGGGAATAAGCGTAAAAGGCACAGCAGATTTGAAATCCGTTGTCGATCAAACTGTTGCTAATGCTGCCGAAGCAACAAATGTCGTTTCAAAAGCGACTTCTGCTGCAGCAACACAAACATTAATCCCAGCGCAACAAACAACCGCATTTGTCCCTCTTGTTGTTCAGATAGATAAAAAGACTATAATTGAAATATTAGATGTAGAAGGAATAGCGCAGGGAGTAGCATTAGATACACTAAATAAAGTTGGCATCGTTCAAAGCGGTCTTCGTGTTCAAGATATAATTCCGCAAACAACAAGTCCATAAGGAAATATAAATGGTCAATATACCAAACACAAACGAAAAAGCACAAATAAGAATAACTTCGCTTGCTCACAAGTTTGGAGATTTTCAAACTGAAGTTGTGTTTTTTCCTTATGATTTTGAATTCGACGACACATATAAGCCAGAATGGGGAAATTATGATGCTTTTGGAAGAATGGACCCAATAATGACTTACAAAAGAACAACACGAGATATTAATGTTAGTTTTAATGTTGTTGCCGAAAGTGCGACAACTGCTAAACAAAACTTTGATAATTTACAAATTCTTATTAATTGTTTGTATCCGCAGTATAATGATTTAAGCGATCAAGTATCATCTTTACAAAATACTCTAACTTCTAAGCAACAAGAATTGGATGCTTTTAAAAAATCTACCAAAAAAGACGATCCAGGATTTCAAGCGCCTGTAGATAGAATATTACAAGAACAACAAAAAATTCAAAATCAAATAATAAATGCTCAAGAAATATCAAATTTTGGTGTTCAAGTTGTTCAAAAATCTCCATTATTTCAAATATCTTTTATGAGTTTGCTAAAAAATGATGAATTTGTTGCTGCCATAACCAATTTTAAACATAAATTAAAATTTGACGCAGCAGATACAAGCTTATCAACAGATGGAAAAGTAATACCAGGTGAATTTAATGTTAATATGACCTTTAAAGTTTTACACACATATGTTCCAGGTTCTTCTTTAAAATTAAACTATTTTTAATTAAAGGCATTTATGACTATAAAAAGATATAAAAATAGAACAACAAAATATAATACTAGTGAATTAATTCAAAAAATATTAGATATTAAAAATATTGAAAGTATAAGGCATTATGTTTCTCCGCAACTTAAAATTCCAACTTATTTAGATAGAATAAACATCAAAACAGTTGGAGCAGTATGGAAAAGAGGAGATCGTCTTTCGAAATACGCAGAAAAATATTATAATGACCCACAATTATGGTGGATTATAGCTTTATATAATAACAAACCTACTGATGCGCATTTTACTATAGGTGATGTTTTTTATATACCAACTGATTTAAATAACTTATTCGAATATACGGAAATATAAAATATGGTAAGCAGCATAGCAAAATTTCTTGGTTTTGATGACAAAGAAAAAGAATTAAACGATAAAAAAATAATAGATCAATCTGCTTTAATTCAAAACATAAAAGAAATTAAATCATTTTTACAACAAGGCTTTTTTACAGACTTTAAAAGCGGACCATATGTTAATGGAATTTCGTTTAGTGATGATATTACAAACGAAAATATGGGAACAACAATTAATAAAATTTATAATTTTAAAGAATTCATTGAATCATACAACAAACTAACTCCAGCTTCTTTATCTTCGTTAGTTCCCAACATACAAATATGGAAGATTTATGAAGATGGAACAGAATTTCTTTTTCCATTCAACAATTATTATCCAAAAGCCTCAATCGACGCAATAACAAGTGCTGGTTCTGATCGAGGATTTCAAGCAAATTTAGTAAATGTAGAATTTATATCTCAAGGAAAAGATACTGCTACTATGTTTATGTATCAAGTTAAATTAAATTTAATATTTGATTCAGTTCAAACACTTTTTAATGAAAAATCTAGATATATAGAGCTTTTTAATCCTCCAAAAAAATCCGGAAGATACAAAAGAGGCGATAGAGATCCAAAATATTATCAAATTAAATTAAAATTTGGTTGGAACTTTAATCCAGAGATACCTTCATCTTTAAATCCAACAGAATTAAAAAAATTCGCAGATCTTTCTGGAAGTGAATTGTTTTTAAATTATGTTATTCATAGATTAACGATCAATGAAGATGGCTCTGTTGCTCTTCAAATTGAATATATTGGAGCACTTGAGGCTATTGCTAGAAATTCAAATAATTTAACAATTTTGTCTAGTGAAAAATTAGATGAATTAGATAAAATTTCAAAAGAAATAGAAACAATAAAAGAAAACTTAAAAAATGTCGGCTTAGAAGCGACAATTTCTGAAAGTGAAGATGGAAAAATAGAGGTTAAAATAGTTGATAAAGATGGAAACGAACAAACAAATAGAAGTGAAAAATCATTATTAGAAGTTGCTGTTGCGAAGCAAAAAGAAAAAGAAACCACAAATAAAAATGAATTTATGACAGGAATAATAAAAAATATTAATAAACAATATTTTGATAAAGGATTACCAATATTACAAATAAATGAAGATCAATATTTAAAAAGAAAAAATGTTTTAGACAATTTTTCAAAAGTAAACGAACTTGAAAGACTTAATAAAATAAAAGAATTGTCAGCAAGTTCCAAAAATAAATTAAAAAATGCTTGGATTAATTTTGGAGATGAAATTCCTAATCCAAATGGAATAGAACAATATTTAAATGATTTATCTTTTCAAACTGATCCACAAGATCCAAGTGTTTTTAATAAAATATATAATATACCATTTTTTACTTTTGGAAGATTGTTAAAAGCAATTCAGTCTTTAGGTTCAAAAATAGATAAAGACACAAATACAATAACCGAAAGCGATTTTATAATACTTGCTTCTGATTGTAATATCAGTTCTTTGGGAAAAGATGGAAGTGATGATTGTTTCTTGACAGCAAAAGATATAGAAAATAATCCAGAATATAAAATTTATATCAATAACGGTCTTTCTTTAGAACAAAATGTCGCTGTTTTAAATACATCAATTACTCCAATAAATATTTTAGATATACCAATTGCTTTTTCAACTTTTAAATATTGGATGGAAAAAAATATAACTTCTCAAAATATTACAAGAATGAGTTTGATAAATTTTTTAAATTTATTAACAAACGATTTATTAAATTTAGCACTTAAACCAACAAACGAAGATTATGTTCCAAAACAACATTTACAATTTAAATTTTTCTTTGATAAAATGGAATTTAATGCTGATAATAAATTTTATGAAACAATTAAAAACAATCAAGGTCAAAAAGAATTATTAAATATATCTCAATTAAATATTCAAAATTTCTTTCTCAACGAACAACTTAAAAAAGATACAATCAAAAAAAATATTATAATATTTTATGCGATGCCAACTCACAATACAAGAAAAAGCAATTTTAAAAATGATCTTAATGATGGTATACCGCACTTTTTTTACGGTCAAAGTAAAGGCATAATAAATAAAATAACATTTAGAGAAGAAAACATGCCTTTCGTTAGAGAAGCAAACATACAAACTCAAGTCGACAGAAAACCTTGGAAGGCAGGAGTGTTTTTAAGAGGAAAATATAATATAACAATCGATATGATTGGAACTGTAAATTTCCGAATTGGCAGCATGATTTATCTTTCACCCTCTTTTCCAGGTGTTATAAGCTATGACGATCCTATTGAGTATGGTATTGGTGGATATTTTATTATAGTATCATTAAAAACAAATATAGAATCTGGAAAATATACAACAACAATAGAAGCAAATTGGGTCGCAACTGGAACGGGTGAATATACAGATTTAAGTCATGCTCCAATAAATTTAATAAGATTATCAAAACCTTTAGAACAATTAAGAAAAAACGACGAAGAAAAAAGACAAAGAGCAGAAGCTACAGAAGATTATGGTGGCTTCGCAACATCTGGTGGCGGCGCATAATATTTATTATTTATGAAATACAAAAATACACAAGATCCATATCTTCAAAAATTAAATAAAATAGCAGATCAATCAAATTTTTATTCAGATGATCCAAGATATAGAATAATTCCACAAGGTAATAATAACTCTAAAGGCTTATTTCTTTATCATCAAAGATTAAACTACGAGTTAGAATTTAATAATGTTGTTTCTATTGAAGGTATGAAGTCAGAAAACTTTAAAGATTATTTATATTCAGATCAATTATATGGAAAAATTAACATAAATAATGATGTCGTAAATATCGATGAAAGTAAGTTAAAAAGTCTCGATCCCGATCCAAAAATGTTGCTTATCTCGCCCGCTGCCGACGCATTCAATTCTTTATATGCTCGCCATAAAGGTTTGATAAATTCTAATGCGATAAGTTCAAATAGTAAATTTTATAATATAAAACCAAAAAAAGCTTTTATATCACCTAATTTACAACATTCTGAATATGTAAACTCCTATTTCAATGAATTTTATAGTTTTATAAACAACAATGATTTAAATAATAAAATTGTAGATTTTAAAACATTTATTAAATATTTTGTATTTTATTACAATCAAAGTGATAAGATGTTAAATAAAACTGAATTTATAAGAACTTCTTTGTGCTCTCCTTATTCTTCCGGATTAGTTGTTGATATAAGTGCGGATAAACACGGAGATGATAAAAAAGTATATGAAGATTATTTGCGTGATGAAGTGTTTGGAATATTTGATACATTAACAAAACAACACGGATTTGTCATGGATAAACATTCTCCATGGAGATTAACATTTGATATTGCTGGCGCAAATGCTCAACCATATTTACAAGTTTATGATGCCGAAGATTTAAATCAATATTTTGATAAATTTTATTATTTTACTGAATATTTTAACTTTGAAAGTTTAAAAATTTATTTATTAAATTTATATAATTTTATTGCGCAAGAACAACCAATAGCAAGAAGCGTTATAACAACATTTAAAAATGGTAATCCTTGTATTTATGAGAAACAAATTACAAGACAACAAATTGAATACAATGATTTATACAATAATATAACAGAAGAAGAATTAATGAAATTATACTTTTACATAAAAGTAAAAGAAAACAATATAATATCATCAGACAGTCAGTTCGAACAAATGTTTGGAGAAATTTTTACAATTAATCGGTTTAGTGGGAATATTGCTGCTTTTGATTTTATTAATAATAAATGTAAAACTCTAAGAGATATGGGTGATAAAAAATATACAAGAACTCTCTTCTAGATTGACACGGCGTTAAATCTCGGCTATGATCTCGGCTTATGGCTTTTCTAACACTCGACGATAAAAGTGAATGCATCGGGTTCTACCATAATGGAGAACTACTGTTCGGTCAAGAGCCAA